AGAGCTCCTCCCGGCCGAGGGCGACGGTGGCGTGGCCCTGGGGGTCGGCGTCGATCACCAACACGTTGGTCCCCGCCGCGGCTGCGGCGGCCGCCAGCGTCACGGTGATCGTCGTTTTCCCTACGCCGCCCTTCTGATTTGCAACGCATACGGATCGCATGGGCTGGACCGTACATGTTTGCCATAACGGCCGTACACGGTGGACGGTGGACGGTGCATAGCGCTGCGGGCGGATCCGGACGGCCGGGCGGGCACCCTGGGAAGTGATGGGTTCCGCGCTCACGTCGAAGGGCTCGACCCGCAAGTGGCGCACGCTGCGGCGCTACGTGCTCGCCCGCGACAACGGCATCTGCTGGCGCTGCGGCCTCGCCGGCGCCGACACCGTCGACCACATCGTCCCCCGGGCCCACGGCGGCTCAGACGCCCCTGCGAACCTGGCTGCGGCGCACAGCAAGTGCAACCGGGACAAGGGCGCCAAGGTCCTCGACCAGCCGACCACGTCGAGGCAGTGGTGATTTAGAACTCGGCCGGGATGATGCGAACGGTGCCCATCCACCAATTGAACGTGACCTGTGCTGCGCTCGTGTAGAGGCCGCCCTTGATCGTGACCGCTGTGCCAGCGTTGACAGCGGACCACTTCGCGCCGAACGGCAGCGTGGCCCCAAAGACATTCGCATTCGCCATAGCGGCCGAGGGGGCACTAACGGTAGGAGCTGGAGTTGAACCACCAGACGCGATCACATAGGCCGTGATGGGAGACGCTGGCTGGCTCGCGGCGGCATCGATGCGGACCATTCCCTGCAGAATGATCAGCCCGGTGACGGGCATCGTGAACGAGACCATCGTCAGGTCGACCTGGGTGACACCGATGATCGCAGGCCCCACGCCCGACCAGTAGCGCTCGTAGCTGATACCGAGCGGGACCCAGGCGGACCCATTCCAGTAGTCGATGGCGCCCTTGTTGGTGTCGAGGGACGACAGCTGGTTGAGTGCCGGGGCGGTAATGGCGGCGGTGCGGGCCGAGGCGTTGGCGAACCGGGCGACGGTTTGGGACATGAGGTAGGAGTTGACGTCGGCGGCGAGGGCTTCTTCGCCGGCGACGAACTGCTTGTAGGCCACGGGTGTGCTCCTATCGGTAGACGTTGCCGACGTTGAGGCGGTCGAAGGGGTGGGCGCCCCAGTGCATGACCCTCGAGAACAGGTCGGCGTAGGCGAGCTCCCACGTCGTCTGCCACGAGGTCCTCGTGATGCGGTGGCTCACGCCGAACACGCGGGCGGTGGTGTCATAGGCGACGGTCGCGTCGGGTGGGGTCCACAGGACCCGGACGCGGTCGAGGGCGAGACGGATGCCGAGCACGGCGGGCCAGGAGGTGTCGTCGAAGTGGGGGACGAGCTGTACGGCGGTGAGCCGGGCCCGCGGGAAGGCGTGGAGGCCGAGCATGTAGGACGCCCATTGGGCGACGAGGGGGTCGGAGTTGAGGCCCAGGTCGGTGCGCTTGTAGCCCCGTTCGCCGTAGAGGGTGATCGACGAGGAGGACCTGCTCGTGACGGCGGTGCCGCCTGTGCGGGCTGCGGTGACGCTGTTGGTGAGGCTGAGGCTGTTGGAGTCGACCTCGGCGTCGATGACGATGTCCTTCGCCACGGGTACCTCGGGTGAGCATCCGACCGTGAGGACCGGGGCGGGCGTGGTGGCCCAGGTGGTGCGGGCGTGGAACTGCAGAGTGCCGGTCGGGTCGATGTAGATGAACCCGATTTCGTCGTCGGAGACGCGGGAGATGAGCTCCCATGCCGACTGGGCGAGGGTCGTGGCCTGCAGCGCGATGGGCGAGGCGTCGAGGCGCTTGGCCAGTGTGGAGGCGTAGTAGGTGAGGATGCGGGTGATGCGGGCGTCGGTGGTGTCGCCGGCGCCGGCGGGGGACTGTTCTCCCCAGTCGAGGCCGGCGAGGATCTTGGTGGCGTCGCTGGCGACGACCCTGACGCGGCGTTCGTTCGCGTGGCGGGTCCACGGCGCGGCCCAGGTGTCGACGGTCCCGGTGAATAGCTTGGTCTGGGTGACGGTCGTGGGCCCGGTCTGGACTTCGGTGAAGACGAGGAGTGCGACGCCGGGGCCGAGGCGGGTGCGGCCGCCGTACTGGTAGGGGCCGTCGGGGTTGAGCGGGTCGTAGATGCGGTCGGGGTCGACGAGGATGACCTCGGCGGTGGCGGCCTCGGCTTTGGTGATCAGGTTGCGGTCACCGGCCGCGCCACCCAGGCGGGTGGAGAGCTGGACGACATCGCAGGACAGGTCGACCCACAGAGTGCCCGCCGGCGGCGTGGGCCCGGGTGGCGCGGCGCCGGGGGACCACACGTTGCCGGCGTCAAGACGGTCCGCCGCGTGGGCGCCCCAGTGCATGGTGGTGCCGGCCTGGATGGCGGCCCACACGTAGAGCCGCACGCTCGGGCCCCAGTCCTCGGATGAGGCGCCCCCGGGGGTGCCCGGCCACGCCATGACCTCAGCCGCCTATGGACGCCGGGAGGGGCCCGTTGCGGGCCGACCAGCGGGTCAGGGCCTCGACCAGGTCGCGTTGCAGGCCCGGGCTGTCGGGACCGAGGCCGCTCGACGAGACGTTCACGTTGAACACGCGGGCGTCGACGACGGTCCCGGCGCCGGCGGCGCCCTCGGCGATGAGGCGGCGCAGGGTCGGAATGGGCGAGACGATCTCGGGACCGGCCTCGCCGACGACGGCGAGGGTGGGGCGGCGCACGACGCCGCCGGCGGCCAGGTAGTCGATCTTGGGGACGCCGAGGGTGAAGCCATCCCAGTGGACGGGCCCGACATCGAACGCGGGGAGCTTGAACTCGAGGCTGTTCCAGCCGCGGATGATCAGGTTGATGGCGCCCTTGAAGGCCTCCCAGATCCCGTCCCACATCCCCGAGGCCGCCGCGGTGATTCGCCCGGTGATACCGCCGATGAAGTCGATCACTCGGTTCCAGGTGCCGGTGATCCAGTCCCAGACCTGGACGAGGCCGGCGGCCACCCAGTTCCACATGGTCGCCCCGACCGCGGCGATTCGGGAGATGGCGCTCGAGATGAACGACACCAGGCCCTGGAAGACGCCGATGATGATCCCGATGGCCTCGACGGCGACGGCGGCCCAGAACTTGAACCCGTCGATGATGAACCCGATCACGGGTGACAGGACGTTGCTCCACAGCCACGACACGACGGATGCCACGAGTTTGATGGCCCCGATGATCAGGTCGATCTCGAACGACACGACCGCCCACCACAGTTGGAACGCGCCGACGATGAAGCCGATCACGGGCTGAACGACGGACTCCCACAGCCATGACACGACCGCGCCGATGGCACCGAAGACGGCCGAGAACGCGCCCAGCACGGCCGGTAGGGCGCTGTTGACCAGCCACGAGAACGCGGTGCCGATGGCATCGACCACGGCCCCGACGACGATCTTGATGCCCTCCCAGGCGGCCATGACCCCGGCCCGGAAGGACTCGTTGTTGTTGAACAGCCAGACGAGCAGGGCGCCCAGGGCGATGACGGCGCCGATGATCAGGAAGATCGGGTTGGCGGCCATCACGGCGTTCCACGCCGCCTGGGCGATCGTCCACGCCTTGAGGCTCAGCACGACCGCGGCGATGCCGGCGGCGAGGGGCAGGAAGATGGCGGCGTTGTCGGCCACGAACTTGGCGACGGTCTGCAGCGCCGGGATGATCGTGGTGGTCAGGAACGATCCAAGAGTCGTGAGGATTGGCAGGAGGGCCTGGCCGAGGGTGGCCTGCATGTCCTCCCACTGGGCCGCGACGATCCGTTGCTGGTTGGCCAGCCCGTCGGAGGTCCGGGCGAAGTCGCCCTGGGCGTCGGCGGTCTGGGCCATGATCTCGGCTTGGGCGGCCAGGGCCTTCTGCTGCGGGGTGAGGGCCTGGTTCGTGGTCTGGATCAGGCCCATCTTCATGGCCCGGGCCTTGAGGGTGGCGTCGTCGAGGAGCACGCCGTACTTGCGGATCGGCTCGGACTCGCCCCGGAGCGCGGCGCCGAGCGCGGTGGCGGCCTCCTCGGGGGTCGTGTTCTTGAACGAGGCCAGGTCGGCCGAGAGGGTGACGAGGTCGGTCGAGAACCCGGTCAGGTCCTGCCCGGTGAGCCCGGCGGCCTTGCCGAAGGTGGCGAACGTGTTGGCCGCGTCGTAGGCGGCCCGCTTGGACAGGCCCAGCGTGGCGGCCGACTTGTCGGCGAACCGGGTGATGTCATCGGCGGCGGCACCGAAGATCTGCCCGGTCTGGCTCGTCGATTCGTTGAGGTCGCTCGCGGCCTTGATCGAATCGCCGATCAGGTCCTTGAGCATCCGGAACCCGGTCTGCACGGCCCCGAACGCGGCACCGCCGAGGAATCCGGCGAGCGCCGCGGACATGCCCTTGGTGGTCTTGTCGGTCGAGCCCTCGAGCCCCTCGATGTCCTTCGAGGTGTCGCCCAGCTGCTTCTGGGCGTCCTTGGAGTTGACGATGACGTCGACGGCGAGCTTGGCGGCCGGCATCGCTCACACCGTCCACCGTGTACGGCCGGTCAGCGGCGCCGGCGGGCCGCCCGGGCTTTGGCCTTGAGGAGCTCCTCGTGAAGGTCCTCGCCCGTCACGAGGGCCCGCGGGTCCTCGACCCAGGACCGCCAGTCGGTGCCCGTCATGATGGCCAGCGCTATGGCCCGCCATGCCCAGGTTCCCGCGGCGTAGGGTCCACGGCCTCGGCGGCCGGCACGGCGGCGCTCTCCGCGCCCTCGACGAGCTCGTCGCCCTCGGCCTCGTCGTCCTCGTCGTCGGGGTAGATGAACTCGCCGTCAGCTCGGGCGCCCACGGCGCGGCGGCCGCGGTGGTCGAGGGGCGAGAACTCGTCGAGGAGCTCCACCCACTTCTTGAGCGGGGGCACGTTGTGGCCGTCGCGTTCGAGGGCGTGGTGGACCACGGCCATCTGGGCCATCTGCGGGTTCGAGGCGTGGTCGGCGCCCGCTGACATGTCGTAGGCGTTGCAGCGCACCTCGACCGGTTCGCCGTCGTCCCACGCGACGCTCCAGCGCTGACGGATCTTCATGACGTGGACGCCTCCACCTGGTTGACGATGTCGTCGAGGGCGGCCAGGTAGACGCGCAGCCATGCGAGCTCGGTCACCTTGGCGGCCATGGCCAGCCACGGGTTGGCCTCGATGTTTCGGGCCGGCCAACCCCAGTGGATCGGGGGGGCGTAGGGCCGGGAGTAGGTGATCCGGGCCCTCGACCGGGCCCGGCCTACCCGACCGGAGGCGGCGAGCCGCCCGGTGCGCCGCGGCGGGTTGGCCGCGGAGAGCACGATGCCGCCGACGGCCATGTTGGCGGCCTTGAGGTCGTCGAGCTCGACGCCGGCCTGGCGCATGGCGCGGGTCAGCTTGCGGGCGCCCCGTACCTGCACCTGCGCGAAGTCGGAGGCCGCCACGTTCAGATCCCAGCCTCGACGGGCCCGTAGCCGCCCTCAGCCGGCACCTCAACCGGCTCCTCGGTGGGCGGTTCGGCGTCCTGGGCCTGGGCGCCGGCGACTGTCGGCCAGGTGAAGGTGGGGTCGTCCTGGCAGGGCCACTCGAAGTCGGCGGTGAGGCGGGTGTTGACGTCGCCGCCGATCTCCACGGCCCGTACCTGCACGGTTCCCTCGACGGTGAACGTGGAGGCGTTGGGTTGCCACGAGAACTCGACGACTTCGAGGTTGTGCTCGACGGAGTACTGCACGAACCCGTCGGGGGAGTCGAAGTCCTGGATCGACGTGCCCGCCACCGACCACTTGGTTTTGACGTCGGCGGCGAGCTTGTCGCCGCACAGGGTCTCGACCTCGTCGCCCGTCTCGTCGTGGGACGGGGTGACGCGCACGTTGGTGGCCTGGCAGGCGAACTCGGTGCCGCCGGTTCCGCCGGTGCCGCCGAGGGTGAACTTGCCTTCCTTGAGTCGGGATTCGTTGACGGCCATGGCGGCCTCCTCAGATGGCTTCGGTCCAGGCGAGCAGGTAGGCGGGGTAGTCGAGGCCGGCGAGGTTGTACGTGACGAGCTGCGCGGTCTCGAGGGGCAGGTCCGCGGCGAGGGCGCCCTCGATGAGGTCGTCGAGGTCCTGCCAGGCCCGCCGGTCCGCCCCGGTGGGGGTGGGAGCGAGCGCGGCCAGTTCCCAGCGGGCCGTGTAGCCGCACCCGAGGTCGAAGGTGCGCCCGGGCGGGGGGACGATGATGCAGGGTGGGGCCAGGGCGGCGGGGTCGGTGGAGGCCCGGATGCCCTGGGCGGTGAGCGCGGTGACGATCTCACCTGCTCTGGTGCGCGAGGCGGTCACGGTGGCGGTCATGCGAGCACCGGGGCGATCCAGGGCGAGAGGAGCCTGACGATGTCGGGGTCCTTGCCGGGCAGGAGGGCCTGGCCGGTTTCGTCGATGCCGACCACTCCGGTGGGGGAGTTGCGGCGGGCGAAGAGCCGGTTGGCCCACAGCAGCACGGCCTGGGCGACATCGGCGGGGCACACGTCGCCGCCGTCGACGGGGATGTTCGTGCACCGCTCCTTCACGGCCGCGGTGGCGGCGCCGAGCGCGGTGGCGATCAGCTCGTCGTCGACGTCGTCGCTGATCCTGGCCCACGTCTTGTAGTCGTCGACGGTGGGCCAGGTCACCGCGTCCGGTGGCGGCCAGGTGCTCACTCGGTCGGCTCGTCGCCGCTGCTGTAGGGCTCGGTGGTCCCGCCGTTGCCCGTCCCGGTTGCGCCGGCGAGGAGCGGGGCGGCGGGTGGGGTGAGCTTGACGAGGGCGGTGGGGGCGATGATGCAGTCGGCCATGTAGCCGTAGAAGGCGATGGCGACACCGAGGAGGGAGGGCTCGACGGCCTGCACCTGGCCGCCGACGGTCTCGTAGAACTCGACTGCGGCGTTGTCGCCGATGATGGCGGTCCCGGCCGTGAAGTGGCCGTCGACGGCGAGACGCAGGCCCGCCACGCTGCCCTGGAACATGTTGGTGGGGGTGAGGGCGCCCAGGGCGTTGCCGGGGGCGACGGTGGGGAAGAGGGGCCGGCCGGCGGTGTCGACGAGGGCGCCGAGGGTGGCCCACACGTCGACGGAGACCCACATGGTGTTGGCCATGCGGTTGTCGGGCCCGGCGATCATGGCGGCGGCCTCGTAGATGGCGGTGAGCCACCCGACGGCGTCGTTCGTGGCGACGGGGACGGTCTGGGTGACGCCTGCGACGAGGTCGTCGGTGAACTGGTCGTCGGTGTCCTGGGCGTACATGGCCGCCAGGTCGGCGACGAGGATGTCGAGGATGGCGGGGTCGGTCCAGTCCCGGTCCTGGAATGACAGGTTGATCCACCCGCCCCGGGTCATCTTCGTGACCGTCTTGGGGTCGACCTTGAGGGCCTGGGAGGGCAGGGCCGTCTTCTCGGTCGCCTGGTTGCCGACGTTGGTGTGCTGGCTGACGTAGGGCCGCTGGAAGGTCTTGCCGCCGGCGGGCAGCGGCCGGATCGTGGCGGCCTCGACCGCGGGGCGCCGCGAGCTGATCGAGGTCCAGACCGGCCCGAGGATCGGGGTGGGCAGCACGCCGGGCGTGTCGGCGGTGGTCATGTTGGCCCGGTAGGACTCGAAGCGGGCCCGGGCCCGGTCGTCGCGCCCGCCGGGGAAGTGCTGGGAGCTGGCGATGTAGTCGTAGAGGTAGGCGCCCGGCGAGCGGTAGAGCTCCTGCTGGCCGGGCCCGGCGGGCCCGGCGGGCGCCGTGGGCGGGCCGTCGGGGGTGAGGGTCGGGCTGATCCCGGCCATGAGCTCGAGGTAGGCGCCTTGGGCCCGGGCGAGCTCGGCCTCGGTGGCCAGCTCGGTGTCGTAGCGGCCGAGGGCGTCGCGGCGCTGGGTGACCGAGGCCTGCTCGGCGTCGGTCAGCTCCCGGTTCTCGCCGGCGGCACGCTCACCGATCTCGGTGAGCTCGTTGAAGGTCTCTTCGCGCTGGTGGGTGAGCCACTCGAGGCGCCGGCTGGCGGTCGCAGAAGGCATGGCGGGCATCTCCGCGGGGTCGACGGATTCGTCGTCCGGCGGGGGAGGCCCGGTCCGCCTCTACAGGGCGGGTGGGGGAGGCCCGACGTGTGCTGCGGCGGGGGAGGCCCGACCGGTCAGGTGGTCGGGGGAGGCCCGGCAGCTGGTGGACTACCGGCGGTCAGGGTAGCCAGGAAGGCCTGCAGCTCGTCACGGGCCGGCGTTAACGGATCCTTTGCGTCACCGTCCACGGTGGACGGTGGACGGTCGTCGTCGGGGGCGGAGCGCAGGGCCTCGACCTGGGCGCTGCTGTAGGTGCTGACGGGGACGAGGGCGACGTGGCCGATGGCCCGCACGGACTGGCGGTGCAGGACGTCCGCGGCGATGTCGGAGTGCCAGCGGGTCTGGGATGGGCCGGGGATGAACGCGATGCTCATGCCCGGGGTCTGGCCGTCGCGGATCTTGAACGCGGCGACCCGGCCGGCCTCGGTGTCGTCGAGGCGCAGCACGACGCGCAGGCCCTCGGCGTCCTCGCGCCACTCGTGGCCTCGGCCGACCCAGGCGCCCATGCCGGCGCGTTCGGGGTGCTCGAGCTGGACCTTGCACCGCCGGGCCGGCCAGCGCTCGACCACGGACCGGAACGCGCCCGGGTCGAAGGTCTCCCGGAACGGGCCGGCGCCGTCATCGGCGATGCCGACCTCGCCGTAGGGGGCGGCCAGGCCGACGACGGTGCGGCCGTCGCTGCCGAGGTCGACGGGGGCGAAGGACCGGTAGAGCATCAGCTCGGGCATGGCAGGTTTCCTCGTGCTAGGCGACTACCTCGAGTGACGGCGTCTCGGCCGGCGGGGGCTCGGCCGCCGGGGGTTCGGCGGCGGGCTGTTCGGAGAACCCGCCGGCGGGGCCGTCGATCGGGGGCAGGTCGATGACGGCCCGGCCCTCGTTGCGGGTCATGAGCCCGGATCCGTAGGCCTGCACGGCCAGCGCGGTGCGCGCGGCGATGTCGGGGCGCAGGACGGCGTTGATGTTGAAGCGGGCCTCGGTGCCCCGGGGCAGGCAGAACGTCGACAGCTGCTGTTCGAGCGGCTCGAGGTAGCCCATGACCGTCGTGGTGATGAACTGCTGGAACACGTCGACGATGTTCCGGTAGGTGAGCGAGGGCCCATCCAGGCCGAGCAGGGCGCCGGGGATCCCGCAGGCGATGGCCAGCTTGGCGTCATTCGCCCGGCGGGTGTCGGCCAGCTGGGCCTTCTCGGCGTCGGAGTTGAGCGGGTTGACCTTCGTGCCCGCCGGGGTGACGAGGGCCTCGCGGTTGCGGGTGGCGGCGTTGTACTTGGCCTTGAGGATGTCGGCGTTGGTCTGGGTGAGCTCGGGGTCGGGGTGTTCGATCTGGGCCGGGGGCACCGCGCCGGTCGTGTAGTAGCGGGCCGCCCACCGCTCCGCGGCCACCGACGCGGCCACGACGCCACGGTTGCGGTCGAGCAGGCCCCGCCCGTAGAGCTGGCCCGTGTCCGCGTTGCGCATCACGTGGAACAGGTCCCGGGCCGGGTAGCGGAGGCCGCCGATCGTGTACCAGATCTGACCGGCGGCCGGCCCGGTGGAGATCTGCTCGACGGTCCACTGGCCGTTGGGGACCCCGTACATGACCTCGGGCCACCCGGTCCACGAGTCGTCGCCGAGCACGGCCAGGTAGTTGCCCCGCAGGATCGAGTCGCGCAGGTACTCGCGGACCCAGTCGGCCAGCACCCGGTTCGGGCCCGGCGCGGGGTTGCGCAGGATCACCGGGTCGGTGTCGAGGCGCTGGCCGTCGGGGCCGTAGCCGTGCAGGCCCATCTGCACGACCAGGGCGGTGGCGATGTCCAAGAACGCGGTGATGACCGGCAGGCCCTCGGCCTCGTCGTCGGTGAAGAACACCGAATCGAGCGGCGTGTCGGACCAGGTCCCGAACACCGCGTGCTGCCATGGTCCGAGCCCGGCGAGCCCGGTGTTGGGGGCGGCCAGCGCGGTGGTGCGGGGCCGGGCGGCGCGGAACAGCTCAGCCAGCACGGGCGGCCTCCTCGTCCCCGTCGACCGTCCACGGTCCACGGTGTACGGCCCCGCGTTCGAGGGCGACGCCGACCAGGACGAGCTCGGCGCCGGCGGCGGCGACGCCCCACCAGAGGCTCGTTGCCAGCCCGATGGCGACGGCGATCACGGCCAGGCCGACGAGCTGGGCCCAGACGTGCACCCCGGGGCTCGAGTGCAGCGCCATTGCTCGCAGTATGCCGGTACCGTCCAGCGTCGTGGACCAGACAGCCCCGCTGGTCGGCGACCTCGACGTCGCCCTGCTCGATCAGGCCCGCAGCGTCGTCGCCGGCGTGGCCCACAACCTGGAAGCAGGCTCACCGCTGCGGCAGCGGCTCGAAGCCGCCGCCGGCGAGCTCGACGCCGTCCGCACCGAGCTCCGGGGCGGGTCATGACCGAGCGCCCGGGCCCGGCCGAGCGGGACCCGTACCGGGTCGACCCCGACGATCACCGCGGCCACGACGGCGGCATCCTCTCCCGCTTGTTCCAGCTGCCCCGCTCGCGCCGCGACGACGACCCGGCCGGCCCGCGGCGGATCCACCCCGGTGGGGATAGGGGCCGGGGACAGTGACGCGCTGGGACTTCTTCCCGATGGCCGCCGGGCCGTGCGCTCCCGCGGTCGACGTCCAGGGCGGCTGGCAGATCACCAGCTACTTCGGGGGCCGCATCGACCCGATGACCGGCCAGCCCGGGACCCACGGCGGCCAGGACATGGCCTACAGCGGATGCCGCGGCGCCGAGATCTACGCCCCATCGGCGGGCACGCTCTCGCAGGGCTGGGACCCCAGCGGCGGCGGGAACTGGTCGGGCATCACCCTCGACGACGGCAGCTACGTCGGGCTCGGCCACGCCCTGTCCTTCGCCCCGGGCAACCCGTACCGGCGCGTCGCCGCCGGCGAGCTCATCGCCTACTGCGACTCCACCGGGGGCAGCACCGGCGACCACGTGCAC